GGGGCCGACTGTGCCCACGAACAGGGCGAGTGCGGGCAGGACGATGAGGCCGAGCCATTTGAGGATGTCGTAGACGCGGCTGGGGATGAGCCAGTCGGGCACGATGTCGGTGGATGCCGGTGTATCGGTTGGATTGTCGGTCATGTTTGCTCCGATCGTAAAAATAATGGTGATGCCGTCACCCGCATAATCGGGTGGCGGCATCGGTTTGGGTTAGCGGCAGGTCACCACATCGCCCACGTAGTAGACGTTGATGTTGCCGCTGGGGACCGAACACTGGGAGACGCTGTAGCCGTGGGAGGTGGCGAACTCCCACACGGTGTCGCCCCATTGGAGGACCTTGGAGACCCCGGTGGACGGTGCGGGGGTGGCAGTAGAGCCGCCGCCGTAGGTGACGACATCGCCCACGTAGTAGCGGTTGATGTCACCGGATGGCGTGTGCCACATGGACAACGGCCACGCGTTATACGCTACGGCGAGTCCCCAGATGGTCTCGCCCCACTGCATGGTGTGGCTGATGCCACCCGTGCTGGGAGTGGGCTGGGGGTTGTTCGGCTGCACGGGCGCGACCGGTGTGGCCGGTGGCGTGGAGTCGCCGGTCGGGTTGGCGTACAGGTTCCACTGCCATGCGTCGCCGCGGAAGATGTTGAGGTCGATGGGACTCCACGTGTTGACGACACCGGTGCCGCTGTACTGCCGCATGGCCTCGCCGTATGCGCCGATCATCCACGGGTTGGCCTGATAGCCGGTCGGGCTCATGTTGGCGTACTGGGCGATCCACAGGCCGTATCGGTCGCGGATGTCCTGCGGGATGGTGCCGGCGACCGGGCCGGTGTACAGCAATGGGCGCACACCGCCGCTCAATCGTTCGCACTCACTCAGGAAGCGGCGTACCCAATCCCAGTTGCCCCATGCGGGGTTGTCGTCCATCTCCCAGTCGAGCGCCACGATGCCGTGACGCCAATAGTTCGACGTATTCGTGTAGAAGAACCGGGCCTCGGCCTCCGGGTTGCCTCCCATGGCGTAATGGTAGAGGCCGAACCGTTTGCCGGACGCCTGCGCCTGGGCGATCATGCGGTTGGCGTCCGTGTTGACGCCGGACACGAGACAGTTGTTATACACCTGTCCCGTGCCCCATGTGGTGCCGACGACAACGAAGTCGGCCTGCGTGTTGGCGATGTCGATGCCGCACTGCCAGTTGGACACGTCGATGCCCTGCATGTCGGCCATCGCCGCCGGGGCGAACGCCATGGAGACCGCGGCGACGAGCGCGGTCAGCGTCATGCCCACGCGCCGGTGCAGGCGTCCGTGTTTGGGTTTGCTTTTATCGAGGATCTTCACATCCTCTCCTTCCCGCCCCGAGTCAAGGGGCAATAAAAAGCCATCCCGAAATGGGATGGCTTTGAAAACCGGTGTGAAAATCAATGCCTGTGCGCGCCATGATTGAAGACGAGGATGAGCGCGAGCAGTAGTAGGTATATGCAGCCTGCGATCATGAGACGCGTCATTGGATCATGAGACGCGTCATTGGATCATGAGACGCGTCATTGCCGGTCCTCCAGATATTTTTCGGCGGCGTTGACGATCCAGCATTGCGCGTCGAGTTTTTCGAGTTTGGCGAGCTCGTATCGGACGGCCTCGCTGTGGTCGTGCGACTGGTCGCCGTAGATCAGGCTGATGATCGTGTTCTTGATCGTGTCGCGGCACAACTCGTCCATACGGTCATCGAATTTCGCAGTACGTTCGCCCAGCATTCTGGTTTTGGCGAAATGCTGCGAGAGCGGCGAATCGTAAGGCAGGCGTTCCGGTTGCACGTGCGCGTACAGGCCGGTCGCCAACGCGTCCAAAGCGCCCGGCCAGACTTTAAGTCCGAGCGTGATGATGGCGCACGCGCCGCCCACCCCACCGAACCCGGCTAGAAAATTTTGCAGCACATTACCTCCTTAAAGAAAAGCCCCGCACGCGGCGGGACTGTGGTTTGTTTAATACGGGTGGTCAGAGGCGGCGAACACGAGCGGTAGGCCAGCATTCTGCAGCAGGGTCACGAGTGAACGGTCATCGAGACCACACAGGCGGGTAAGCACCGTCACGCCCTCAGGTATCGGCACAGTCATGCTCTTCTCGATGCCCACGAGATACGAGCCGTCCTTTTTCTGCCACACGACGTTCGCCAGTCCGTCCTGCTTCGGCGAACGCAGCCAGCCTAAATCTTTGCCGGTGACGGTTATCTCACAGCCCTCGTCGGTGGTCTTCGATGTGGCGGTCATACCCCTAGGAACCCACGGAGTGACCGGAGCACGGTCCCTCAGGGTCGGCGGATCGTAGAGATTCCTGATTCTCACGCGGCCACCCCCAAACCGAGGGCTAATAGGGCGCGGTGTCGGCGGCGAAGATACGAGCACCAACCTCCTGCAAAATCGGCCACTCGTCCAACTCGACGAAGCACATGCCGATTGGCGTGGCCTCTAACGCGAGCAGCGCCTGGATGCTGACGATATTCCGCTTCTCCTTGGATATGTCCACGACCCGCAGACCATCGGACGACGAGTAAAGCAAGGCCGAGTACTCCACTCGTATGGACTCCCATACGCTTGCAGGCGTCAGCCTTATCATCAGACAGTCTGACATTTTTTGCGGAATCAAGCTCGCATTTAGAGGAAAGCTGTATTTCCAGTGCCCGCCGTCCTGTGTGACGGCAACCTGGCCCCTGGAACTCCATGTTGGCATCGTCCGCTCGCAATTCGGATCGGCGTAACGGTTCCTGATCCTCATCGGCGGTCACCCGCCTCAGTACGGTGTGGTCTGCGCGGCGAAGAAGCCCGGAACCCCCCCCCCGACGGCGGCGTCGTAAGTGTCGGCGCGTTCCACGATGACATTGCTGATTGTCACACCGGCATGGTTTGGCCGAATGACAAGACGGTCTGACTTTTTGAGTGTGAGAGTCGTTTTGACGTGGCCAATCTTGTCGGAAATGAAAAAGGTCCTCCAGACAGAATCGAACAATATCATATTTACGTCGGTTTGAGTCCCACTGTTTTGAACGTCAGCCTCGAAGACATAAGTGCCAGCCTCAAGATTGTCGATTGCGCCATCATAATCGCCGCGTTTGGTGTCGCCTGTCCCATCATTGATCAATGGTGTCAATGGTGACGGATACCGGTTAATCCTCTGCATGATTCTCCAATTCCTTTCCTGTCAAAAGCTTCCAACCGTTCCATTCCCTGCGCCACACCTCTCGGATGCGGTCGAGCAGGAAGCACATGACATTCGCATCCGACCCGAATGCACCCGTATAGTATTTCAACCCGTTATGCAGTTTTTCCGTGCGGCACCACAGGCTGCCGACCGGAACCGTCGAAGGCTGGTCGGGCTGGACGATGATCTGCTTGGCGCCCAAAGCCTTGCCGCCTTCGCCAATCGACACGTGACACGGGCTGAACGCATCCTTTTTGAGGATGGTAAGGAAATTCGTGGTGTCGCTCACGAAGCTCACCGTGCCGGCATTGATGCTCGCCACAGTGGTATCCGCCGTGGAAAGCGTCAACGCCGCGTCCTCGATGTGACCGTCAGCGAAAACCTTCTGGGCGGACACCTTGACTTCCGGATGGTCACTGTAGAGAGCCTGGGAGGTGAAGTCCACAGGTTTGAGCCACACGTCCACGAGCGTTTCGGCGGCTGGCGGCCATACCTGCACGCCGTTGTAGAGAGCGTTCCAGAAGACCGGCTGTCCGTCCACGCCGATGACGGGTTCGCCCACTCTCACGCCGTTCAATAGCACGCCCATTGTCAGGCCTCCTGCGAACCGTCGGCTGCGGCATCCGTGGTGTCGGCCTTGTCCGTGGTGTCGGGCGTGGATTCGCCCGGCGTCTCGGCCTTGTCATCGCCGGTCGCATCCGAAGCCTTATCCTTCACGCTCTTCACCGCCTCGTCAATCGCCGTCAAAGCATCATTCGCATGGGATTCCACGACCGCCTTCGATTCGGTGATGCTGTCGGCCACCGCCGTCACCTGCGCGTTTGCGGCCTGAGCGGCGTCGGACGCGGCCCGGGCGGCATTCGCGGCCTGAGCGGACACGGCGCTCTGAGCCTCCACCACGGCACGCGCGTCAGTCATATCCTCCAGAATCTGAGAAGCGACAGTCTTAGCCTGACCCTCCGGATAAAACACCATCTGACCCGGATTCGCCGCCGACATAGCCTGCGCCTCCTGCAAGCTGGACGCCAACAAGTAGGTCAAGGCCGCACCATTGTTAAGCGCCGGAGCCAAAGTACTCGCGTCCACATCGACCAGATCGGCGAACGCCACGGGCGTGCTCGAATTCGGTACCTGCACGCATCGGACGAAACGCCAGACATCCGGCGATTCACCTACCGTCACCTCGTAGGCGAACGTGTTGTCAGTCGGCGTAACATCAACGGTGGCGGTGCCGGTTTCCGACAGTCGCACGTCGAAAGAGTCGCGCACGACGATACGCTTGCCGACCTTGAACCGGCCGGTCGGCACCACATGCACCAGTTCGCCGGCCAAAACCGCGACGCCATCGGCGCTTGGATGGCCGAAATCGAAATTAATCTGAGTCAACATAACCTCCTAAAAACAGGGATATGAAACAATGAGAAAACCCACACACACGCCCACCCAACGGCAACACGACAATGTGTGGGATTATCCAACGGAATTGGAAAGGAACCAATGCTTTTCGACACATTCGCAACCACCGTTTGGAAACCCTCATGCGCGAAACTCCGCGAATGCACCAAAGTAGGCTACGAAAGCGCCCTGAACTGCCATATCCTCCCGCAATGGAGCGGAAGGGACATGGACTCGATCAGCATGGCGGACATCGAATCATGGTTGGACTCCTTCGACAGGCCGGGAGCGGCACGCAAAGCCTACGCGGTGCTGCGGGCGATGCTGAGGCTCGCGTTCAAACGCGGTTTGACCGACAATGACGTGACCAGACGAGAGATACGCCTGCCACGCCTACGGCATTACGAGCCGCAAGTACTGTCAGCGTCGGAAGTACGCAGACTGTTGAAAGGCTTCTACGGGCATCCATTGGAAGCATGGCTATTGGTGTCCGTGTGCGCCGGATTGCGACGGTGCGAAAGCGTGGGCGTCGAATGGGCCGACTTGGACTTGCGACGCGGCACCGTCACGGTGAAAAGGTCGGTGCAATGGGTGGCAGGCCATGAGACCGTCACCGAACCGAAGACCGATCTGAGCCGACGAACCGTCGCATTGCCACGGTTCGCGGTCAAACGATTGGCGGAACTACGCCACGGCACGAAGACCGGCCGACTGGTCGGCAGCCTGAACGCGAACCAAGTGGCAAACCACTACCGCAGTTGGTGCAGGCGCATGAAACTCCCATGCGTGCCTCCACGCAACCTACGCCACACGTTCGGCACGTTGGCTATCAAGGCCGGAACCGACATCAGCGTGGTCGCACGACAGCTCGGACACTCCGACATCCAAACCACCGCACGGTATTACCTCAAGCCCGATCTGAGCGTCCTCAAGGACATGCAGAAAGCATGGCAGAAACTCATATTGACCTGCTGATAGCATTCCGTAACCCTTGAACGGCAGCCTTTCCCGTTTTTTGGCAATACCCTGCTATTGCAAAAACGCAATGGGCTTGTGATCGCGACAGTCAGCGCAAGTCCACAATCCACAGTGAAGAATCTTTACAATGTGGACGCTAATGAGACCATTGCGAATGGATTCAGGCCACCATTGAACGCAATCATGACTTCAGTCAGTCATTGTGGTGACGTTGCATCAATGCTGATTCATCCCGATGGGCGAATCAGCGTGTTCGGGACGTTGACCGTCGGCCACCATTACCTGTGGCAAGGCGTATGGCCGACCGAATAGCTTTCCGTAACCCAGACATGGAAGCCTCCATACACGAACGACCGCCTCACTCTATGTCGCGTCGGACGTATCGTCACGGTCAACGGCAACGTCAAGTTCACCGGCAGTGGACAGCAGAACTACTCGACGGCGAATGAGACCATCCCTGAAGCGTTCCGTCCGCTCGCCGACATGAGCATCATCGCGTTCCCATCCTGCGGTTTCAGTCTGCTTGTCGAGCGTGACGGGAAGGTGCAGATGCTTGGCGACCCGAAATCCGCCTACTCCACGGCGCACGGCTGTTGGATGGCGGCCTAGACGAATTCCACACCATCGGGCACTGCAATGATCCTCGGGAAGCATTGGACGATATCGGACGAGCCTACGCCTCCGACAATCGTCACCGACCCGTCAGTATTCCACCTCGCCTGTTTGCCATACGCGGCGCCGGTCACGTTCGCGACGCACCCAAGATGGACCGTTCTGGAGGGCTTCACGCCCGCTTTGAACAGCCAGACAGTGAAATCGCCGACGTGCACGGTGCTTCGAAACGAAGACAGGTCCACGAAAATCAGACCGTCTTTGACCGTGATGGTGTTCGAAGCGCCATAAGCAAACGGAACGAACGATGAGGTGTCCTGAAATTTCAGTTGGCATGTCTGGGGTACGGAAAACTATGACTGCTGCTTGAATGCCACCCAGTAAACGTGCACGGGTTGCGGATCATTCACCCACTCGTGATTATCCACACGGCGAATACGGAAACGCAATCTGCTGTTGGTCATGTCCCAAAAGAACGCTTCGAAAAGCCTTCCCGAGGCATCCGACATACCGTTCGGGCACAGCTGGCACAATACGAAAACGCCATCGGTCGTTCGGAATGGATTATCGGCCGTCACCATGCCGTCGCGGTCGGTGGCGGTACTAATCAATCCGCAATGGGGTACGGAAAACTATCCTCATGGGATCGGATAGCAGAGCGAGCCGACGCAACCCTGATTGCTGCCAGCGGCTCCCATGTTCGCACATCGAATGGTTCCGTTCGGATTGACGATGAGCATTCTCGCCGTCTGCCCGTTGGAGACGCACACCATCGCATTGACCTCGACAGGCGGGCGCAATTCGGCGGGCAGCACGTATTCGCATTGCACTAAATCCCAACTGCCATTACCGATCTTGCCGGAATATCGGACGAGCATCATCATGCCGGCGCGGATGACCGTGAAGCCCCTCGCATTGTACAGGGTTACGGAATCCCACAAAGCCCCCTTCGGTGTGAACAGGCGTACCGGCGTACCGACCGTGATGCCGTCAAGCGGGATACGCCACAACGGCATGTACGCGTCAACCGCGCCGGACAGTATCTTCCCTGACGGAATGGTCGGGTCGGCGGCAGTCGTCGCATTCGGCGAACCCTTCAACACGGCCAACTCCACCTTTTCCACGCCGGTCGAGGAATCACGATGGTAATGCGCGCAAATGATGTCATTGCGTTTCATGCCCTGCGACCCGTTGGAGATCGTCACCGATTCCGCCGACGTGATATGCCAGTCCAAGCCTTGTATCGACGCGCAACCCGTACCGATGGTGGCCTTGTTCGCACTGCCCATCGTGCACTTGAACGCGTCACCCCAATCGAACACCACGTCGGACTTCGAGAACTTGGCCTGATGGATGATCGCCTTGTCCTCGCTTGAAATATGAGCCGTACCGGCCTTGCCGTCAACCAGTTCGATGGTCACTGTCCGACCTCCTTCAACCATGCTTCAAACGATTCGTCATCCTGCTGCATGAACGTCATGAAAGACGTATTGCATTTGGAGCACAATTCATAGATGTCGGGCGTCACATCGTCCGCGATGCGGGTCGCCTTGCCAGCCGAATAGCGGCGCACGGTGAACCATTCCCGCGCCTCCGTGTCACCAGCGGCGACATAAGCGGTCTTACCGCACTTGTCGCACACGTACTTCGAGTAACCGTCAGATTTCACTAGCCTATCCTTTCAAACGTAAAACAACCAAGCGAAGGCAACTGCCTCCACGTACCACCGAAGTCAACGGAAGGGTTGACACCGGTCGTGTTCTGGACCACGTATCCGATTGGGAACACGACCCTCCCGGAAGCGCCGCCGCCGACATGCGCGCTGATGACACCATCCACGCTCACGATCGTGGAGCCGTCCACCCTCACGCCGCCCAGCATGTCCGTGGACGCCTTCGGCAGCGTGTAGGCGTTCGCGCCCCGTTCGACCGAAGCGAGCTTCGACCGCTCGGAATCGGTCATCATGCCAGACTTCGCACTGTCGGCCACGCTCTTGGCCGCATCGGCGACGTTCCTCGCATCCTCGGCGGTCTGATTCGCCTTGCCGATCTGCGCCGCGAAACCGGAAGCCGTCTTGTTCGCCGACTCGGCGACCTGCCTGACGGCATCCAAATCCTCGGAAGCGACCTCCGCGTTGATCGTGCCGCCTGAAATCGACAGGCCACGGCCAGCCGTCAAAGACACGCCACCGCCAGCCGAACCCGAAGACGAAGAGGAAGAACCGGAATAGTTCGCGTTCGCCGACTGCACCGGCAGTCCGACCTCGAACGTCGAAGCCAAAATCCCGGAATCGATTTTCACGATCCGCTTCGTCACCACGGCGGTGACGTTGACGCCGGAAGCATGATCCGCCGCAACAATCTTGTCATCCACGCGCAGACCGTCGCCGACCTCATCGGACAACGACACCTCGACCGAACCACCGGTCTGCAATTCCTGCAGATGCTTCTTCGTCTCGGATTGCAGCGTGGACAAATCCGCGTTGGAATAGTCGTATGTGGCGCATACTTCGTCAGCGCCTACGAGCGTCTGTGTCTGACTCACCACGCCGGTCGCATCCGCGAAATAATTGACCACCAGACGGTTCTTGAGCTCCTGCGAGCCAAGGCCGATGAGATGATTCACCGCGCGACGGTTGGTCTCGGCCTTGAAATCCACCAAGTCGGAGTCGATCGTGTTGGTGATGATGCCGACCGGCGTGATGCCAAGCAGGATGTGATTATCCTTGGCTTGGAAGTCGAGGCGTCTGCCGCAGGATGCGAGCAGATTGCGGAATCCTGTGTAGGCGTCCACGTAGCGTGGATTCTGGAACATCCAATTCGACAGAGTGGAAGCATCGGAGGAATCGACGGTGAACACCGAATCCAAACCGATGCGCTTCAAAAGGTTTTTGAGGATGTCAGGCAGCTTGCCGGAGACGGTCAGGTAATCCTGATTCGCGTCCGGCTGCAATATCTTCGCCGCCAACATGCCAGTCCACGATTGGCCGATCCACGTGGCCGTGGACACGCCACCGGAAACAGCCACACGACGGTCGACGATCCGGCCGCCCACGTCACTGCCGTCAATCCAGAAATACCAGCCACGTTCAATTTCCGGCGCAGACGGATCTTCGATGGTCAGCTCGAAATCGTTTTCGTCCGTGCCGCAAGCCCAATCCAACGTCACCTGCGATACGCTCGCATGTGGCGTCAGCTTGCCGTCTGCGATGATAACGTCCGCCATGGCACACCTCCAGAAACGTCAAACATGGTCAAATCGATGCCATAATTGCCGGAAACCGTCAACAGCGAATCTCCGGCCGGTATCGGCTCGAAAACATATGAGCCGCTTCCACTGCCGTTGCCGCGAACTCCCTTGTCGAAAACATCCGAAACGTCGCCGTTTTCGGCTGTCAACGTTATCGTCTTCCGCAAGCCGGTGGCCGATAATGACACATGACCGCCTTCCGGCACTGTCACGTCAACCGCATAGGTGTTGCCGCCAATCTGGAAAGACGGGTTGACGCAAGGGCCGAAAATGACCGCAGTGAACTCAGCGGCCTTGCCGGTCGGATTATTCACCGTCAAGGCGATTTTCGACGGAGCCAAATCGGTCGGCAAGTCCAGTGGAAGGTCAATCTGCGAGCCGGTGCCTGCCGTCATCGGAAAGAAATGCTGCACCGGCAGCGCGCGACGCCAGACGCCATCGCAAAGGACAATCGTGTAATCGACTTGCGCGTATTCCGGCCATGGCACCAGACCGAGAGAAGAACCGACGACATACGCCCGCTGGAACCATTCGCCATCAACGGTCAACGTGCCTGGCGTAACGGCCCGCACGTCCGAATCGAAAGCCGTCTGAGCCACGTCCAATCTTGACGGATCCGTGGTGCGGACGGTCATTTTCGCCGTCGAAGCGTTTCTGCTCACCGATTTGATGCCGCGAGTGGCCAGCGTGTACGTCCATGCGTATCCGCGCATTTCCTGCAGGTCAGCCACCCACAGGTCATCGGCGTTGAGGTCGATGACCGTGCCATCGTGCGACGTGTATTTAAGCTCGCGCATATTTGCGGATTAACCTCCCCAAGTCACGGTCGCTGACCGTCGAATCATCGGACGCGGCGCTGATAATCGCGCCAAGATCATTGTGCAGGCTGGTTATCGCCGCCACCACGGAAGCGGTATCAACCTGTACGCTGACCTGATTGCCTGTCATCTGATTGGCTGTGGCAAACACTTCGCGTGGGATGGCGCGCCGGTTCAGCGCGTCCATGAAGTCGACGCCGTAATAGCTGGTGGCGAGCGCGTTTTCGACGTATTCGCCGCGTGCGATGCGGCCGTTGTCGAGGTAGACGCTGTCGCTGGTCGCGGTGCCTGGCGCCCATTTCGGGTCGACGTAGCCGTTGAAGGCGTAGCCTCCGTTGGCGTATCGGAATCGGTCGCCGTCGTAGAGGCCGCCGGTGGCTCCTGTCGGAATGTTGCCTTTGGCGTTTTCCGGACGGTATCCGCTGGATGAGTATGTGCCCCCTGATTCGTCGACGTAGGTTCCGTGGATTTGGAAGTATTTGTCGGCGATCTGGTAGTTGCTCAGGTTGGTGAGCACGCTCATGGCGGGTGAGCCGTCTGCGTTGACGATGAATCCTTTGTCGTTGAGTTTCCATCCTTGGGTTTGGAGGAATTTGTTCATCGCATCGGAATTGTCACCTTTGAGGTAGCCTGTCTTGTCGTCGATTTTGGCTCCGTTCGCGATGGCGAGGGCGATCATGTATTGGTCGCTGTCCAGGGTGAGGGTGCCGGTTTTGGGGTCGATTTTGGCGTTTGTGGCTTGGGCGATTTTCTTCATCAGGTCGGTGTTGTCTCCGCTGATGGTGACGTGTTTGCCGTCCGGTGTTTCTTCGGCGGCGAGTTTGACCTGTTCGAATTTGGCGACGGCGTCGCCGGTGACTGTGACTTCGATGGTTTTCGAGTCGGGGGTGTTCTGCAGGCCGTTGACGAGTTCGTTGACCGCGTCGCGTGTGAGTCCGTAGGCTTGTGCGGCGGCTTCTGCTTCCTCCGGTGTTTTGCCGAGGGATTGCATGAGTTGGGTGAACGCGTCGCGTGCCTTGTCGATGTTCGGGTAGATGTCGTTGAGGCTGTCTCCGTTCTGCGCTTGGGCTTTGGCGCATTTGAGCGCCGCGTCGGCGATGTCGTTCAGGGCGCTTTGGTTCTCGCGTCCGGCTTCCGTGTTCAGGTCGAGGGTTTTGACGTTCTGACTGATGGTGTCGTTCGCCGAGGAGATCTTGTTGGCGAGGTCGATTTGCGCGTCGGACGAGCTGATGGCGAACCCGTAGTAGGTCTGCATCGCGTCGATGACTTCGGACAGCGCGCTGGCGGTGTCGCTGACGGCGTCCGTAGTGGCACCGAACGCTTCGGCGAGGATGTCGTCGGCGCTGGCCGCTTCCTGCGCGTTGTCGGCGGATTGGCTGGCCGCGTCTGCTCCCGACAGGAGCGCTCCTGTCTTGTCGATGCTTGCCTGGGTGGATTCTTTTTCGGCCTGCGCGAGGTTGGCCGCCGAGATTTGGCTTTCCTTGTAGCCGTTTTGGAGCTCAGTGAGGCTGTTGGCCACAACCCTGTACTCGTTGCCGGTAAACAGGCCGCCCTGGTTTGCGAGCTGGGTGCGGTAGGCGTCAAGCTCCTTGTAGACTTCGTTGACGGCGGTCTTCTCGCCTTGGATGGCTTTGATATACGTGCTGTGTTTGATGCCGACCTTGTCGATGGCCTGCCACACGTTGTCGTAGCCGGTGATGAGACGACCGAGCCAGTTGTCGGTGACCCTCGCGCCGGACGAGTCGGACAGCGCCTTCTCGTAGTGTTGCGCGGCGGAGGCCCCCTCCTGCAGGGCGTTCGACAGTTGCGTGGACCGCTCCTGGGCTTTCTGCTGTTCGGAGATGAACGCTCCGAGGACCGTCGTTGCCACAGTGATCGCGACGCCCCACGGGCCGCCGAGCAGTTCGATGACGCTGCTGCCTGCAGTCTTGAACCCAGCGGTCTTCAACTCCGCCTTGGACACGGACGTGCCGAACGCCTCCATCTGTTCGGAAGCGCTCATCGAGGACGCCTTGAACATCTGGAATGCGGTTTGCGCGGATCCGAGCGCCGCCTTGACGCGCTGAATCGGATCGATGGCCAGACCGATGTTGTTGGCCATCGTGCTGGTGCTGCCGTTGAGATTACCCGCGGCCTTATGCACCGCGCCGAACACGCCGGCCAGAGACGCCATGACCACGAGCGTCTGCTGCGCTCCGGACGGCAAACCGGCGAACGCGTCAACCAGCGTATCCAAGCCCTGCACCATCTTGCGCAAAGGCCCCTGAGCGCCCTCACCAACGGAAATCATCAAGGACTCCATCGAACCACTCAGATTCTCCAGATCACCCTTGAGATTGTTGTTCTTCGCAGCAGCCTGCTCGGCGGCATAACCGCTTTCGGATACGGCCTTCGTCCACTTGTTGACACCGGACTCGCCCGCCTCATACAGGTAGTTCGCGGCCTTGATGGCATAGCTGCCGAAAATGGTCGCGTTAGCCTGATTGCGCTGCTCGTCGGTCAAGCCCTTCTCGGCCTTCTGCAATTGGCCGGCGAAATTCGCCATGCCGACGAAATGGCCTTGAGCATCGTAAGCACTGATGCCAAGTTCCTTCATCGTGTTGGACGCTTTGGTGCTCGGAGCGGCCAGCTTCATGAGCATACTGTTCAGCTGCGTGCCGGCTTCGGCGCCGGTGGTGCCGTTCTGCGCGAACAGGGCCAGTACGCCAGTGGTCTCCTGAATGTTCATGCCGAAACTGTTCGCTTGGGCGCCGCAATTGTTCAACGCCTCGCCGAAATCGGAGACATTGCCGACGGCCTTGCCTGCGCCTGCGGCGAGCGTATCGGCCACCTGGGAAGCCTGAGAACCCTTCAGATGGAACATGCTCAACGCGTTGGCCATGTATTCGGAGGCATCCCCCACGGCCATTCCATCGGAGGCGGCCAGATTCAAAGCGCCAGACAAGCCGCCGGTGAGAATGTCCGTGACGCTCATGCCGGCCTTGCCGAGATCATTGATCGCATCAGCGGAATCCGTAGCGGAATAAACCGTGGAAGCTCCGGCTTCGATGGCGGCGGCACGCAGCTGGTCCAATTGTGCGCCGGTCGCGCCGGTGTTGGCCTGCACGGTGCTCATCTGCTGGTCGAAGTCTGCGGCCATCTTCACCGCAGCCACGCCGAACGCGGCCACGGCCAGCCCTGCGGCGGTCATACCACTGGTGATCAGCGCGGACTTGCGGCCGGTGTTCTCCATGCCCGAAGCGACCGTCTTCGCGGTGCTTCCGGCGCGGGTCATCGCCGCCTCATATGAGGCTGTATCCGCCATCAACCGGATGACGATGTTCTTGTTCTCCGCCAAAGCATCCTCCAAAAATCAGGTCAAATGCGCCACCAGGGCGTTCGCGGCCGGATTGCCATTGCCGTTGGCCTCTGTCCACCGTTTCATGGCCTGCTGCATGTGCGCGGTGGCCCAGCAGACGCTGGTTTCGGCATGCAGGGTGAGTTCGGCCTTCGGGTCTTGGCAGATCGAACGAGGCAAACCGCACATCGGGCACAATGACCGTTCGTATTCCGCCAACGAGCGCATCCAATTACGCTCCGTCTCATCCCATTCGACCTCATCGCCCCTGCTCGGACGCCAGCCCATGAAACGCTTATAAGAGATGCCGAGCTGGCGGCAGATCTTAAGATCCTCGACTAGTTGCGGAGAACCTTCGAGGCGAGGTCGAATGCCGCTTTTGGGTCCGCTGCGGTGCCGTTCAGTTCGGCGATGGCCCGCCATAGCGGCGTGAACTGGCCATCGGTGAGTTCGTCGAACAGATTCCGCCACGCCTGTTCGGTCTTGTCCTCGTCGGCCACCGGCTTGCCGCCGATGGTCGCGGAGTCAAGCATGAGAGGCAATGCCGCGGCGGCGGTGCCGAACATGTCGTTCGTGCCGTTCTCATTGCGGTGCGCGGCCAGTGCCTGCGCCCACTTGCTGACCGGCAACGCCCGCAACGTGAGCTTCAATGTCTCCGCATCCGCCTGTTCGCGGAGCTGTTCGATGCGTTTGGCGGTGGCCTTAGCCTGCCGGTTCGTCCCAGCCTCCGTGACCTGTTCGCGCGTGGCCTCCTCGGCCAGCGCATCACCCAATCTGGCGATGTCCTCGGCGATCTGCTGGTTGAGGATGATGTCGACCTCGCGCGTGCGCCTGGTGACTTTAAGCATATGTGTTCCTTCGCTTCAAGATTCATGTTCCTTTACTGGGAAAGAGAAAAAAGAGGATCCCGCACCGGCGAAAGGAACGAAAGTCCAGTGCGGGAAGAATCAATCAGGCGACCTTCACGTTCTCCGCCCAGCCGGGAACCCGGACGGAGAAATTGACCTTGCTGCGCAGGACGCTGTTCGCGGCGATCGCCACCTTGGCGCTCATGCCGACGCGAACCGCATACACGTTAACGATGTCGCCGGCGACAAAAGTCGAATCCGTCTGCTTGCCGTAGCGGCGCACGAAGTAGCCTTCCGCACCCTCGGTCAACGTCTCCATGGCCGCGTTCTGCCGGGAATGCGACGTGTTCGTATTGTCGATGACCTCGACGCTCGGACCGCTGATCTTCTTGCGTCCGGGATTCTCGTAATCCTGCGCGCTGTTCTCTCGCTGGTCGGAGATGGAATCCTGCGACGGCGAGCACGACCAGCCGCCCAGGGTGACGTAGTTGCTCAGGTCGGTGCCGGCGCTGATCTCCGTAGCGGTCGGCTTCTGAATGTTGTTGATGGTCGGCACCCAGATCGTGTTGACCAGACCGTCCGCCGGTGTGGAAGGGACTTCAGTCCCAAGAGTCAAAACCATGACTCCTCCTTAGATATTTGGGGTCACATGCGTGACCAGTTGAATTTGAAAGTCAATAGGCGCACCTGATAGAGCAGGCTCGTGTCCTCTGCGGTGAGTCCTGCGGCATAGGCTCCGCTATCGGAGGAAAGGGTCAGGCAGCCGGTGTCGAAGCCCTGCGCGACGAACCGTTTTCCAGCCAAGGCTGGAATCATGAGGTCATCAGCCAGCACGTTGACGGAATCGGCTGTAGTGCTCACGATGCGCACCGTCAAAGTGCCGATGCCGCAATGCACATGCTGCGTTTCGCCTACGATGTGGCCGTTCGTGGTGACCGTCTCGATCACCCACGGCGGCTTCTCCGTCGGTCTTGGCGTGGTCTGTTTGAAGACCTTCCACCCATCCGCAGGTTTTGGCACATGGTCGAGGATCGTGTTCGACAGGGTCATTATCGACTGCACTAGAATCCCTCCACTGCGGCACGAGCCACATATTCCGCGAGCTTCGGCAGCTCTTCCTCGCCATGCTCGTAGAACCGGTGCGTTCCACCACCTTTAGCGGTTCCGAAGAACGCGATGTTGGCTAGCGAACCAGCCCCGCCCTTAGTAGGGCCTATCTCGGCGGAAATGCGGCCGGGCGTCTCGCTCACCGTGTAGGTGATCGGAATTCTGCGGAACGCCTTGTTGCCGGAACCGTTCAGGTCGTCGCGAATCGAGTTCTTGACGTTCTGCGCGCCCTTCTTCACTGAAGCGGAGATCAAAGCGCGGCGAGCCACGCCCTTGGCGAGCAGCGAGTCTCCGAAGGCCATCAGCTCGGATGCGTCGAACAGTCCACTCATGAGTCCTCCTTCACGTTCCAACGGTAGGCGGTGGCGTGCGTCTTCTCGCTTTGAGGTGAGACGAGCCTGAGCCGCCTGCCGACGAGCAGCGGATTAGCGGATTCCGTGACTTCCACCACGTCACCGGCGCAAAGGCCTGGAGTGCCGTATGGAAAATGCACGTACAAAGACCAGACCAACGAGACGGCGCCCATGGCTTGGGCCGCGCTGCCCTCGGTCTGCTCGCTGGCGAGGCCGCCGCTGGTCTGCACCTTGCAGCTGCCTTCGTACACCTTCTCCTTGCCGGTGTTCGACAGTCCCGTGTCCGGATCCGTTGTGGTGTCTCCGGGGCGGGTGACGACGCACTGGTCGGTCATGAGTCTTTCGGCCATCTGGCGTAGTTTCGGAAGGGCTCCGATGAGAGGTGCCATACTTGGCATGTCAACCTCCTCAGCAGTCGTAGGGGTAGTGCGGCAGCGGGATGACCACGGGTTCCGGAGCGATGACCGCCGTAGCAAGATCGCTGCTGACACGTTTCAGCAGCATGTCCCATTCCTCGTCGAGGATGGAGATCTCGCCGCGACTGCGCGAGCTGTCGATGCTGGTCTGCATGTTACCGTCGTCGATCTGCAGCATGGTGCTGCTCACGCCCTCCGGGTTGAGCGCCTTGCGTGCGACGGCGGCGGATTCCACCTCGATGACGGTCTCCCGATATCTCGCGTCCCTGCACCATTCGTCCAGCACTGGGATGCGGTTGCGGATCATCATTTCGGCGCGGCGGAGCCATTTCCCGATCTGCTTGCCTTCGGTGCTATCGAAGGCGATGTCGCGGCCGAGTTCAACCGCGACATCGTCGATTTGCGCCCAGGTCATGGGATCACTTCGCGATGATACCGGCGTTGCGCAGGCTGGCCAGCAAAGCGTTGATGGTGGCCATCTCCTTACCTGTGGTGGCGTCACTCACCGCAGCAGCCTGCTTGGCGGGCATGCCAGACAGCACCGTATCGAGCGGCTTAGCTGCGCCGCCCGGCTGCGGCACATACACCGCACTTGCCGGGATCATGTTCTCGTGGCGTCCGTTCGTGGTCTCCTTCATCATTCACCATCCTTCGCACTGGTCTTCTTCTTCGGCTTCGCGGCATCGGCGACCGTGCTCGTTTCGTCGGCCTGCGCCTCGGCTACCGTGTAGCCGTGACGCTGGAAATAGTCGGACGGATCCACATCGGTCTCACCGACGCCACCGACGAAGGTCACGCCGGCGGTGACGCCGTTGTACTCATTATTCGGAGCTTCGATTCGCCACATCATGATCACCTGACCTTGATCTTACGGAGCACGGCCGCGGCCTTGGTGGCCTTCAATGCGACGCCGACCGGACCGAGCTCGACCTCGCCGCGATGCACTGCGCCAGGCTGGGTGAAGTCAGGAAGCCAGGTCTTCACGAGGGTGCCGTCGGTGGTGGTGATGCCGCAGAAGCCGTCCAGGCCAACGCGGTACGCGTACAGGCTGGTGGTGCCGTCTTCGGCGATGGGGATGATCGGATCGTTGCTGCCGGCCTTCTCGCCGGCGTCGGCGAAGAGGATGCCGCCATAGGATTCGCGGCTGATCGGACGGCCGTTCGCGTTGGCGAGACCATCGATCGGCTCGCGCACGTACATGCTGGTGCGGCGCACCATGGCACGGACGCGGGCAAGAGCCTTCTTGTTGCCGACCACGATGGTCGGCGTGCCGTCAAGCAGGTCAAGGAACTCGTCGAGCGTGTCGATGGCCTTGTTGCCCTTCTCTCCTTCGAGGTCGGTCCAGTCGTAGGTGCCGGAGGTGGGCTTCATCTCGGTGCTTGAGCCAGTGAGCGCCTTGTCCAGGCCGTCGAAGGCCTTATCGTTCACGCCAACGTCGCCGTTGATCACGGTATCCTGGAACAGGGTTATCGCGGCCTTCACCTTGTCATTGATGTTGCGTGTCACCTCGTCGGATCCCTTCGGACCGATGTTCGCGAGGATTCGGTCGATCTCGAAGGCGCCGCCGAGCACGGCGAGTGTGGTGCTGTACTTCCTGGTCGTGGTGGTGCTCGGCGAGTATTCCGTGTTGATGGCGCGGAATTCGGCGGTGGGCTGGGTCTCCTGTCGACGGTAGGAGTAGTCGAGCGTCGCGCCGCCTCCTGCAGGGTTCACGGCATCATCGAAGATGAGGGAATCGAGGATGACGCTGGACTTTCGAAATTCGTCGATGACGAAAGGGTCGTAGTCTTCGAGGGCGTTGTTCTTCGCCTCTGCGAGAGTGACAGCCATAAGGTTGTCTCCTTCCTTAAGAATCGGTTACTTGTAATATGCGGAAATGGCTTCGGAGAGACTGTGCGGCTTCGGGTCGCCGCCCTTGCCCTGACTCGGGTCGGGCTTGACGCTCGGCTTGTTCTGCACGCTGACGAGCTTCAGCAGGCTGTCCGCATCGGCTTCCAGCTCTTCGCGAGTGGATCCCTGCAGACGTTCCGCCAAGGCCTTCGGCAATTGCTTGTCGACGGCGACCTCGTATCGCAGTGCCTTCGCGGCATTGCCGGTGTTGGACTTCTCCAGGCTGGCGATCCTCTCGCTGGCCTTTTCCGCGGCGGTCTTGTCGCGATCCTCGAACTCTTTGATTCTGGCGTTCGCGGCGGCGAGCTGTTCGCGCAGCGACTTGTTGGCCCGGCGCTCGTTCTTGAGCGCTGTCATGCCGTGTTCGCCGAGCTTCTCGTCGCCTTCGCCGCCGGTATTCGCCTGTGGGTCGGATTGCGGCGGCTCCGGCTGCGGCGGCTCTCCGCCGCCCGGTTCGGCACCGGTATCGATGGTGCGGATGCGGATGAGATTCCACCATTTCCTATGCATTGTGTTTTCTCCTTGTGGTTTCCTTGGCCGTCACATCGCGTGCCGGCGCCGACACCATCGCGATGCCGGTGAAAAATTCGATTTTGGCTAGAGGATCCAGCCGTACTTGTAGAGCATGTCCAAGGCCTTCGCATGATCGTCGCCGCAGCGTGCGTAGATGGTCTCGGGCATGAGACGCGGCCTGTCGACCTTTGTGTACCGGCCGCCGTTTTTGACGAATTCCTTGGCGTATCCGGAGTCGATCATGCGTGATGCGGCGAGTCCGTGGCGCGTGGTGCCCTCGGTCGTGTACTTGATGTTCAGCCCGTCGATCTGGGCGGTGCGGATGCCGCGTTGGGCGTTAACCAGCTGGTTGAGGTCGGCTCCATCCGCGTAGGCTCGGGCGTTGGCCCTTCCGCCAAGGACTTTGGCGAGCTGGCCTTCGTTCAGTGAATCAAGGTATTCGCTCGGACTGGTGCATGCGTTTGCCGGCGCTTTCGGGCCGGTGTAGACGGCGATGCAGTCGCAGCGCGGATGCCTTTCGAAAGGCATCTTGCCGCATGGCTGTCCGGCGAGGATGACGCATCTTCTGCAGCTCGGCGGTGTCAGGCCGCGCACGTAGGTGGACTGGTAGCAGATACCGCGAGCAGTCATGCTTGTGGCCGACCGGTGAGTGTCCGCCAGCATGGTGCGCGTCCTGAGCACCAAGGTCACGCCTATGCGGTCCATGGCCACGTCCACCGGAGCGCCGTTGGATACGGCCTGCTTGCCGATGGTAATCGCCGTCCACATCGCGTCCACGGTATCCATGCCGTTGCCGTTCACACCGACCCACTGCCATGGGTCCGGCCTGTATTCCGGGTGTGCTGCGTCCACGTCGAAGCGTTCCATGATTTTCGGCGTCGATGCGATCGCGTCGGCGGCGGTGTGGTATTGCGCCGTATCCAATACGCGGAAAAGTTCAGGCATCATGTCTGCGAAGGCGGTGTCGAAGTCTGGTTGCGCGTGCTTATGCCACAGTCTGAGCACCGTCGCGGCCAGCCGGTTGCCTCGACTGCGCAGCAGACGGTTCTGCGCCGTCGCCTCCTGTGGAAGCGTCTGCCCCGCCATCGTCGCCGCCATAGTCCACGTCCTTCATGAATTGGCCATAGGATTCGCTGATCTGCTTGGCGAAGTACTCGCGCTCCTTGTCCTTGCGGGCCTCGCTCCAGCCAAGCTCGTCCCATGCCCCCTCGCGGGAAAGGATGCCGGACGCCATGAGCTTCGTGATCGCATCCGCACGCTGAGCGTAGGTAGGCGTGTTCGGATCCTCCCAGCCGCAGCGCACCAGGTTCGCGTTAATGTCGTCGCTGGTGGCGAGCTTGTGCGCCACGGCCATGACCTGCGACCACGCATCGCCGTCGACGGCGTTCTTCAGCTCGACGTTCTTCACCAGTCTCAGCTCGTCGGCGCGGATGGCTCCCTCGGCTGCTGGATTGGCGGTGTTCATTCCGAAATAACGCATCGGAAGACCGGTGATGGCGCTCATCTGCTCGCTCAGCAGGTCGATGACCGTCTTGAAGTTCGACAGGTCGGATGCCGTGAACTGGCCGAATTTCGCGTTCGCGTTCTTGGAGGTGAGCATCGAGTTGAAATAGGTCTTTATCGCCGATGCCGGCTGTCCGGTCTTCGCGTCGATGAAGTCGTTGTGTGTGACGCCGATCGCCCATTTGCCTGGCACCGCGTGAGTTTCCATGGCGATCTGCAGGTCGAGGATGGCACGTGCGGCCATGTCTGTCGGCCGCACCACGTCGGCCATCTCGCTCTCGCCAAGAAAGTCGCCGGCGCGCGGACGGTTGAGGAACTGCACAACAGGGACGACGCCGAGGTGATGGTCGTCGCGGCCGGTCATGACCCACTTGCCGTGCTGTTTCTCCAGCCAGAGCGTGTATTCGGGCGTGTACAGTGTCGCGTAGTCCGGCGTCCCGTTCTCCCAAGGGTCGAAATAGACGCGGAGCGCTGATTCGACGGTTCTCGTGCGCGGGTCGATGCGCGCGATCATGCTCCTGGATGATTCGACGGTGATCAGTGGATGCCGTCTGTCCTTCGGATTCGCGCCGACGCATACGAAGCCGTGGCCCTGCACGCGTGTCTCCGTATGCAAAAGCACCTGCTGCGATTCCATGTTGTTGTATTCCCAAAGATCGCGCAGCTCGTTTGACACCTTGTCGTCATCCGGCACGGAGAAGGATTTGACCTGCTGGCGCTGCACGACGCTATCGACCACGATGCGCGGCCAATTCAGCGGAAAAACGAACGAACGGAGTTCGGCCGGCACGGCGATGCCGATGCTCTGGATGACCTGCCGTCCGCGATAATAATCATCCCACTGCCTATGAGGCTTGCGCAGTCGTGCAAGCCGGTAGGTGAGGCTCCTGATGAGCTTCGCGTCATCGTCGGAAAGCCTCGATGCCTGTATCAGCTCCACAACAGCCTCCTTACCGGCCGTACACCATGACCGGTGAGCCGCCTGCGCTCCAGCCGAGCGCCCTCATGTCGGACGCCGCCTCGTGCGCGAGGATGTCGGCCATGGTTATATCGATCTTCTGATTCTCGCTCGGCTTGCCGAGCACGTACTTGTCGCCGGGCTTGGCGACCTTGCGCGCCGCCATCATGTGCAGTTTCGCCACCGGGTCGTCACTGTGGGTGGTGGTGCCGTCGGTGGTGTCGGTCATGAAACGGGTGAGCGCATCATACATGCGGCCGGTACGGTTCGTTGGCCACTGCACCACCACATCCTCGCCGAAACGAACACTCCAATCATCGATAAGCGACTCCCACAAATGAGGGTCGCAGTAGAATCGCCTGACCTTGAAATGATTGAACAGGTCGGAAACGGCGGCGTCGACCTCGCTGCGTGGGATCCGTCCCTCCCATTCGACCGGGTTCCAGTAGGTCGGGCGCTTGTCGACGCCATAGGTCGGCGTGAACCGGTATCCATCCACGGTCTCGGCGCGAATCGCGCTCCAGTCGCCGGACTGGGAACCGTCGAAGCCGAGGCATATCTCGGTATCGTCGGCCGGGTACGGGCGTTCGTCGATGCCGTCATCGTAGAGGGCTTCGGGCATGTAGGAGCCGAGGCCCTGCACGAGTTCGCAGCCGAAGAAGCGACGGGCCTGCGCGGGGTCGCGTGGCAGCAGTTCCTCGCAGGTCGCCTCGATCGCGTCCAGGTTCACCCACGGCGAGCCCTTGTACACGAACTCGAGAATCTTCCGCCGGTCGACCCTGTCGGTGAAGTCCAGGTTGGGGTCGTGCCGGGGGAAGAACCTCATGATGTCCTTCGCCGTCGACTCGTAGGTAGACTGGCCGAAGCTCGCGTCCATCGGGTCCCACGGGTTCGTGAGCTCCAGCATGCGCCCGTCCATGCCGGTGACGCCACGCAGCACCGTGTCCGCAACCTCGAACATGCCGGAGCGCTTCGTGTACACGCCCGACTCGTCGCACAGAGCAAAGTTCACGGGATTGCCCAGCTTCGAGCGGGCGGAGGCGGTCACTGGGTCGATGCGCCCGCCGTTGGGCAGGCGGATGAAGCCCTCGCGCACCTTCATCAGGTCATCCAGATGGCCGTTGCGCACCATGGTCTGCAAAGGCCGGTACACGTTCGCGGTCTGCTCCTCACTGTTGGCGAGCAGCTGCACCAACGCGGTGCGCCGGGGCATGCCCATCGGCTCTCCCGGCCGGTACTCGTAGGAGAAGCCGCACCCACACCCCCAGTCCTCGCAGCGGAACTCCTCGCCGCCTTCGGCCCAGCCGCAGAACACGCAGGGGCCCACGGCCTCGAAGCAGGCCACGGCAGCGCCGAACGGCGACTTACCAAGCTTCTGGCCGCCGACAATCTGGCCGCGACGCCATTGGAACGCGCCGCCCTGCAACGGGCGCGACGCATTGAACCGCGTACCGGCCTTGACGGTGTAGAAGTCCACCGCGTTCGCCAACTGCCAGCCCACGAGGATGAACGGCTTGTTGAGGTCATAGCCGGAGGGCACCACGCAGTGGGCGCGAGTCCATGCGGCCATCAGGAAGCCCAGCGAGGCTGGAGGCTGCCTATGTTCCGCCATACGACACCTCGCTTATTCCTGCATCGACTGCCATTCGTCGCGCGGATCAGGGAAATCGACTATCTTCGCGCTTCTCCTGCGCGCCTGCGGCTTCTCGTCGGCCACGATGTGCCAACCGTTCAGCCGCAGCCCCTGAGGGGTGAGCCCGATGGAATCCGCGTAGCGGCACAGGGTCGTCCGGTCGGCGGCCTTCGCGTCCGACGACTCGCACAGCACGTACTGACGCACGTACAGGGCCACCATGTGCTGCAGGTACTTGTACTGCGGGCGGCTCCACGCATACCCCTGCGGGTAGCGCCACAATTCGTTCCACACGTCACGCTCGCGCTCGTTCCACTGCGCCGAGGCCGCGTCGTCGGGCTCGCGATGGAAGCCGTCATCGTCCTTGAACGTGAACCAGACGACGTACCGCGGCAGCGGGAACTTCGGGTGAGGTCGCCTGTAGCCGTTCGCGGGCAGAGCGAACAGGCCGGCGGCGCGCTGCTGGAACGCCTCGGACGACGGGTCGGGCATCCTGCCCGCCTTCGCGCGGGCACCACCGCTGGGCATGGCCAATCACCTCTTCCTTCGACGTGTAGGCAGCGGCGTCACGCCCATATTTCTCACTACGTCCCGCTCGTTCGGCTCCTGTTGGAGCGTAAACAGACGGTCGCGGGCCGCCCTCATCTGTCCTGTTCCGCGTAGTATCTACGATTCGCCGCCTCCCAAACCTCTTGGCTGCGGTTCGGGGAGGGTCGGTCCTTGTCTCGGGCCAATCTCTGTCTGAAATGTTTGAAACGCAAAAACTTGCGAGTCCCCTCACCGGCGGTCTTGGCGGGGTTCGGCGGGGTTCCATCCCCACCCCGTCGCCGTTAGTTTTCCGGCGGGGGTGTTGGTTCCTGTTTGTTCCAGTGTTCGCGCATGCGGTTGCTGTTGGCTGCTCCCGCTTTGCGGTTGCAGCTCGCGTGTTCGGGTCCGTTGTATCCGTCGCGCCGGTCGTTATGTCCGAGGTCCCATGCTTGGCCGCGGGTGACGGGCAGGTGGCAGCGGGGGCAGAGTGGCGCGGCCCCGTTGTCGATGGCCGCTTGCCATCGGGCGCGGAGCCGCTTGTGTGGGGCGCCATACCCCCGTTGGGTGGCGGTGCCCCTCTCCCTCTCGTGGGCCCTGCCGTGTTCGGCGCAGTAGCGTTTGCCTGCGGGTATGAGCTGTGGGCAGTGGGTGTATGAGCATCTGCGTAGTGCCATTTGTTGTTTGCCTGGTCCTGCGTGTCGTGTGTCCCCGGCTTGCATATCTATAGTTATTGTGTTACTATAGATATGTCAGCAGAAAGGAGGTCCGATGAATCCAAAGGATTGGTTCGATGTCATCAACGGCATCATCGCCAACGTCCTCGCCGCGATAGCCATAATCATCGCAATCAGACGAAGACCGAAGCACAAGAAGTAAAACAGGTTCCGGCTAACCCTACTAGCCGGAACCTCCCCGCCAATCCTATCTCATCGGAAACACATCATGAGAACATCACTGATTTTCGGAATCGTGGCCCTGACGTTCGGAGCCATGGCCTTGGGCGGCGCGCTATCCGACAGCCCGATAGTATCTGGCAGCTTCGGTCTCGCGGCCGGAATCATGGGCCTTGCGGCCGGAATCATCAACGGCAAGGAAGGCAACAATGACGACTGAATACCTCGGCGTCAAACAGGTCGCCGAACGCCTCGGCATCACCAGCGGCGGCCTGCTCAACCTCAAACTCCCCGAACCCGACGCGACCATAGGCCGCACTCGGGGCTGGCTGCCTGAGACCATCGATGAATGGAACGCCCAACGTCCGGGACGTGGTGTCGGCGGAGGAAGGCCACGCAAGAACAAAGCATAGATACGCGAAAACCCAGCCACTTGAGCTGGGTTTTCGACACTTCTGCCACTGCATATTATGGCTTCACCTAACGGATTTTGTCAAATCGGGGCCGATGAGCAGCCGGTACACGTCGCAGTAGGCGTATCCATCCGCATGACGGGGCAGTTTGCCGCGCTGCTCCCACGTGGTGATGGTCTTACGGCTGACCTTGAGCCCCAAGACGGCGAATGCCTTGGAGATGTCCGCCGCCGAACCTCGCTCGGAATCATCCCAACACAATGTCTTGAGTCGGCGCAGTTTGACCGTCTGAGCTCGCTGTTCCCTCCCGCACACGGGACAGGTGACCCACTGGTCTGCCGCGCCTGCGGTGAGCATGGTCTCGCATAGTTCGCAGGTGCCGATTTCGCGGCGTTGTTCGGGCGGGTCCAGGGCAAGGTCGACCTTGCGGGCAAGGTTGTTGACGACGTGCATGTAGAGGCCCGCGTCGGGGAATGTGGCGAGTTTGGGGTGTCCGGCGCATGCGATGAGCGTGGCCTCGAGGTCCTCCATGCGTGGATCTTTGCGCCAGTCCAGGGCGTCGATGCCGTCGAGGCAGCGCCATAGTTCGCGGACTGAGGCGTCGAGCATGTCGATCAGGTCGAGCACGTCGAGCCTGATTGGCGTCGGGGGAGTGGCCGTCTGGATTCTGACCGGCGAATGCCCTCCCGGATGCAGTGTCGCGTCCAATGAGTCGTGCAGTGGCGTGATGTCTCGCGCGAGTCGCAGGAGCGTGCCGGCGAAACGCAGCTCGCATGCCTCGCACAGCGCGTACCCGTTTTCGATTATGGTGTTGCAGTTCTGGCAGTTCACGAAATCCCTCCACATCGGCTAAACTGGTTGCTTGCTGACATGCCCTCCGCCTCGTGTGGAGGGTTTCGTTTTTTTATCTGGTATTTCAGTTCATTCCTCGAACAGCGGCGGTTCAATGAACTCGACCTTGCATGGCGGTTTCGGCCGACCGTCACCCTCGCGGATGATCGCGCGCACCTCCTCCAACGGCAGGCCCAATTGACGGGCCGTATCCGTCGCGCCGTAGCCGCGCCCATGCCATGCGAGCACCTTGTCGCGTATCGCCTAACTCGTCACTTCGCAACACCTCCCGCATGCGGATCAATCAAATCGCATGACATGGCATCGACGCGCTCGCCGGTTCGAGCCTCGATGCACAGGCGGCGAACATCGCCCGTGGTCTCCACCTGCTGCACGATACGCTGGCTGGGACCGGTGTCCATAGCGGCGTACGCGGCCAGGCCGATGGCGGATACGATGGCGAGCGCCAGTATCGCGATGATGATGGTGAACAGGAGTCCGATGGTGGATTCCACCGACCAGTTTCCGCGCATCCTCGGGTGCCTCCGGCGAGCGCGCTAATGTAAAAACCGGTGGTGGTTAATGTAGTTCTGTGGTGGACTAATGTAGTTTTTTGCATGGTCTTATTTCCTTGAGTACGTTGATGGAGCGGAAGAGTTCGGTGTTGAGTGTTGGGTTTCCGTTGGCGTCCGGTTTGATGACGGTGGCGAGATTGTCGGCGTCGGTGAGTGTCCACCGGCCGTTCTGTGCGAAGCAGGAGAGATAGCCGTCCAGTGTTTGGCCTCTCCTCGTGAGTCCGATGAACCGGTGCAGGTCAAGCTCTCCCGGCGTGGAATGCCGCCAGTCGATGCTTTCGCTCACGTTCATTCCTCCGGCTCCTGTGATTCGTTGTAGAAGTCTTTGGGAGTGATGGTCACGCTGATCTGGCATCCGGCGGCGAGCGCCGCGCTGATGATGTCGGTGAGGTTCGTGTTCTCGTTCATTCTGCTGTTCCTTTTTTCTGGATTGTTGTGATGATTGTGCGCACCCGGTTGCGGTAGATGGCTTTGTTGCCGTCCGGTAGTCTGTTCCAGTCTGAGTCGAGGAGCAGGCCGGAACTGTTGCAGTCCGAGTAGTAGAGCTGTTCGGCGGCGGCTTCCACCTCCAAGCCGGTGGGCTCCCGTTCCGCACCGGTCATGTACGCCTCCTGCAAGTCGTCACTGGTGTAGACCTGGGCCAACGTGTCGTGCACGTCGTCCACCGTGCAGTTGGGGTAGCGGAAGCACGCTTCCTTGCTGATGATGCTCATGATTCCTCCTCGGTTTTCATCGTGTTGACGGCGGCGAGCGCTTTCTTGGCCGCGTGCAGCCATGCTTGTTTTGAGTGCTCGCTGACTGCGTCCCAGTTGGTGATGCCGGGTGTTCCCTCGAAGAATCCTCGGGCGCAGGTCTCGATTTCTTCGTCTGTCGGCTCATTCGAGTTGAGATGGGTTTCTATGCTGATGGCCAGAGTGAGCGCTGCGTCATAGCCCGCCTGATATCCGATGACGAACGATTCGGCCGCCGACTCGTTGCCCAGTCCCGCGTCGGCGAGCGCCGTCAATGCCTGTTGGGTGAGGTCAATCGGTTCGGCCATGATTTGCCTTTCTGTGTTGGCGTTCCTGCCTCCACACTGAGTGGTGCGAGAAGAACATTCCGAGCGTGTTTATCGGATCCCAGAATTCGGTTGGCGGGTCGTACCGCCACCATTGACCGCAAATCGGGCAACGGTAGTAGCAGCCGGGCCCGCGTGGAGTACATCTCTGGCTCATACGGTCTCCTTGGGGTTCATGAGGGTGAGGTAGTGCCGGTATTCCGCGATGTCCCTGTCCAGGCAGTCGTGGACCCGGTGCGTGGGCTTGGCCCTGTGCGTGTAGGGGTCTCGGCCAAGCGCCTTGGCCGCGAGCCTCAGCGTGGTCACGTCCAAGGCCCGGTAGGAGAGCAGGTCGTTGACGCGTTCCACGGGTTCGCAGAATCTGAGGATCATGGGCAGGTCGAAGCGTTGGATGTTCGTGCCTGCGGGGTGCAGCGTGTACATGCCGCTCATGTCCTTGATGAATCTCACGGTTTCCAGTGCGATTGCCTCTGGCGAGCAGTGGGCGGGGTCGCTGGTCTCGCATTGGGCGAGCAGCCCGTTGTTCAGATGCAGGTCGAGGGCGGGCAGTTGCGCGGAGAGCATGGTCTCCCGGCTGATGTGGACGACCGCTTCGAGGCGTGCGTGCTCGCGCATCGCGTCCATGCTGGTGCAGCGCAGGCCGATCTCCAGTATCGAACACTTGTTCGTATCCAATCCGGTGGTCTCCACGTCCATCCACAGCAGGGCATCGGGTTTCTCGGGGCTCATAGTTCCTCCCCGTGGTCGGCGAGCGCATCCTGTATGGCCTCGCGGATGATCCGGTGTTCCGCGAGGGTGAAGCCTTGCGGGATGATGATGGTGCGGGTGCCCACCGGGGTGTCTGGCGGGATGAGCATGGTCACGCTGGTGCCGTCCTCGCGGGTGAAGTCCACGTTGTCGATTTCGCCGGTCACGCAGGCCGTGTTGGTGGTGTTGGTCATGGTTGTTCCTTTCGGTTGATGGTGGGATGTTCGGGCATGCCCTCGGGTGGCGGGCAGTGCGTCCATTGGCCGTCGGCGTCGAGCAGCATCCAGCCGCGCCGGCAGCTGTACACGGGCACCGTGCTGGGTGCCGGGTCGTAGCTTCTGAGCAGGTATCCCAACGCCCTGGCCTCGATGGGATGCCGGTGAATCCACCCATGGCATCCGGTCGAGTTGTCCATGCCGCACACGGTGACGATGTTCGACGCCGCGTGTCGTTCGGGGTCTCCGTACGTCTGGCTGCGGCGTTTCCTGTGGTGATGGCTCATGCCGGGCCATTCGCCCGCACGCAGGTACCGGTCGCACACAATGCACCGATGGCGCTCGCGGCCTTCCACGAGCCTGAGGGTCTGGCTGCTGGGCTTGTCGCTCATGATGCTTGGCTTCTTTCGTTGATTTCGTTTACGAGCCGTCGGGCGACGGTCTCCGGCTCCTCGCCGGTTTTGACGTGGGCCCAGAACGTCTGTTCGACGCTGTCCGTCCATGCCCCTGCCGGCACGAGGCTGATGGCGTGCTGTTGGAGCCATTGGCGGGTGATGCCGCCCCATTCGGTGCGGTTGGGTTTGCTGGGCAGGTGGTCGACGTATTGGCCGTTGCGTAGCCATCGGCTCATTTTGGGCGCGTATCGGGGTTGGTCCACGGTTTTGGCGTAGCTGATGACGGCGCCGATGAGGTCTTTGGGCTGGCATGGCGGCAGGCCGTCCAGGCCTTGGGTGGCGGCGTGGAACGCGGTTTCGGCTTCCTTGCGGCTGCCGGTGTGGCTTGGGTAGGCGTTCCACGCCGTGGTGAACGGGTCGGCGAGCATCCGGTCTTCGAGCTGGGCCAGGGGCACCCGGTTCGGTTCTGCTTCGGTTTTCGGCGCGGAGGGGTTAGGGGAGAAAATAGGTATGGTTTGGTTAGGTATGGTAGTGCTTGCGTTTTGCTTCCCTGATGTTGAAGCAGTCTGCTTCGCGTCTGCTTCGTTCTGCTTCACGTTGGTTGAAGCAGTCTGCTTCGTTTCATCGGAAGCGTTCTGCTTCGCCTTTGCTTCGGCTTTCGCTTGTCTTGCAAGGCCTGATGCTTTTCCTCCCGCATGTCCGGCGTTGACTTTCTTGTTGTGAAGTTCGGCCGCTTCCTCCGGGGTCAATGGCTTTTTCTGGTTCTTGAAGCTTCCGAACACGGCCAATCCGCGACGGGTCACGACCGTGTATACGCCCTCGGACACTTCTTCGAAGAGCCCGTTTGCCACGAGTTCGCGCACGAGACGCAACGTTCCGCCCACGTTCTTGACCCTTTTCAGGTCGAAAGTGCCGTCGAACTCATCGGGTCTTGTGTACATCTGGTGGTCGCACCACGTCACCATCGTCACGTACAGGCCGCGCGCGGCCATGCCGCTGTCCTGCACGTTCGGGTCGAACGCGAAGGTGCTGTCGACACTCACCGACATGACACACCTCCCAACCGTGCGATAATCGACGCATGAGCAACGAGGAAAAAACCCGGTACAGCATGTGCGTCTCGATTGATTTCGAACAGCTCACCTATGGCGAGCTGCGTCGTTTCGTGGAATTTACCGCAGATCGCGCGGATGACGAGTTCGTCCCTCTTGACGAGCGCAGCGGAGAGGCCACGGGCTTCATGGATTACATCGACGCCGAACGCATCAATCCCGCCCGTTCGGGCGAATCCGAGGAATAGCAAACGCCTTCCCCTTCCAAGAGCCCCCCCCCCAAGCGGGGGGCCTTTTTTTTGGGTGGGGGTTCCC